TCTGCGCAGCTCATTGTGTCATACCCATTTGTTGAGCAACCACCATGTCGCCAGCCGTCATGACATCTTTCAGCGTCTGCATGACAACATCTTGAACCTGATCAGGCGTCATGCCCGCTTGCACGGCTTGGATACGCTTGGTTTCCGCATTGTACTCGTCAATGCGCAGTTTCTGCGCTTCCATCGACTTGCCGACGTTTTGGAGCATGTTGTACATCTGCTCCATCTGCTGCTGCATTGCTTGGATCTGCTGATTGGCCGCTTGCAGCGCAGGATCGTCGTCTTCTTGCAGCAGCTTGGGATCGATCATCTTCTTTAAGCGCTGCGCCATCTCTTGTGCGCCTGGCCAATCCATGTTCTTCACAAACAGATCGCCAGCCGCCGCCCACAGGTTTGGATTGCCTTGCAGAATCTGGCTCATCGCGTCCATCGACTCCTGACGCTTGGTCAGGTAGCTCGGGCCGGTGGTGACCTTGACGTCGTACTTGCCAACGCCAGGGTTGTAGATCTTCGCAACCACCACGCCTTGCTCGTTTACCATCTTTCGCACGGGCTCTGGCTGGTTCGGGTCGAGCCGGACCATCTTCGACTCGCCATCCACCCCGATCACACGCGCGATACGCTGCGTGTCATAGATTTTGGGGATCAAATCGACCAGTTGCCGCCCGACGTGCCGGATTGCCCGTGCCAGATTGTCAACGTAGTGGTACGTACCGACGTCGCCCTCGCGCTGACGAGCCAAAATAGCCCTTCCAGACCGCTCATTTGACGTCATTCCGAGGCTGGCGTTGTACTGTCCAGTCGCCGCTTTGATGTCCTCAGAAGCCCCCATTTTGGCCTGAATCAGGCCAGTTTGGGCCATCGGGGGCTGAGCCCGCTGCGGTAACGGCAGAATATTGCCCGCTCCGTCGGTCACATCAGGGTTTACTTCAAGATAGGGGTAGTTCTGCGTGTTGGCAGTTTTCCACTTCTCTTCGTACCCTTCAAACTGACCGCCGTAGCCAATAAACGGTGCTTTGGGCGCAAGCGCCAGCATTTCCGCCTCTTGGCTCACCCAGTAGTTGTACATCCGCTGAGCATCTTTGGCGTTCCTGACCAATCCTGAGATCTCAAGCTGGCCCTCAATCGACCACTCGTTACCGATTACGCGAATGACGGGGATGTACGCGCCCGCCCACTCGCGTTCTTCGATGATCTCGTAGCCGTTGGTCTTGCACCATTTGATGCGTTTAGCCTGCAATTTGCGCTGACGGGTCGGTTTTAGGCCCATTTGACGCAGCATCTTGTCCTGTGGCGTGCCTTGGTAGGTTGTCGTGCCGTCAGGGTACAAATTGAGCGTTTCTGCCTTGTAATCGCAATAGAAATACTCTGCAATCCGCACTGTCGTCTCAGACAGCCATTGCGACAGCGCCTGGTCGCCCACGCCTTGCACCATGATCGAGCTGACCGGCATGGCGTTGGGGTACATCCGCTCGTAATCGGCTTTCAGGATGTCTTCGGTGATAAAGCACCACTCGGCATCCGCACCGCACGGGTCTTGGATCGTCGGGTCCATGTAGACCGAAAAGCTGTTGCGAATCCGACCGATCTTGATGTCCTGATCAAAACTCGTCTCATCGCAATATTCGGTCAGAATCCGAATGTAGCCTTCGCCGTACGTCACCTGGTTGTCGCAGGCGGTGTCGTACGCTACATCGGCGTCTGAAATGTATTCGATATGACGGATCATGCCGTCGAAAATCTCTGCGACCTCGACATCCGCGTCGTCATCGACCGGAATGACGTTGGGCGACGGCCGGTTTTGCCGCTGCTCGTTGGTTACCTGCCGTACATGCTGCGGCAGCTTGTTGATCGTCAGGCACGGGCGCGCGTTGATGGTCTGGCCTTGCACCGACCCTCGTACTGACAGCACATCCGCTGGCCACTGATAGTGGTTGTCGGACGAGCCTGCCATAAACCGCAGGTCGTCCAACTGATCTTCTCGCGTGTCGCTGTACGCGGCCACCGCCATCTTGAAACGACTGCGCATCTGCGACAGCTTATGCGCAGTGTCTTTGTTCGGCGCGCCGCCTACATCCGAGACTTCTGCCGCGCCAATGATGCCTGTCGGGTCGTAGGCCATTATTTCTTCTTGGCGGCTTGCCGTTTGGTGGAGTACGCAACCGCCAAAGCCTGTTTAACAGGCTTACCGGCCTTGACTTCAGCCGCTACGTTCTTGCGAAAGGCGGCTTTGCTGGGTGATTTGACGAGCGGCATGGCTATTTCTTCTTGGCTGTCTTGGCGCTTTCTTTAAACGCCTTGGCAGTGGGTGCGCCTGGTGCGCCAGGTTTGCGCATCTTTTCGCCCGATCCGGCTTTGATGCGCTCGCGTTTGGCTGCGATGTTACTGTAAAGACCTGGTTTCATATCAGCACTTCCATCGTTTGAGCGCCGCTTTGGCGCGTTCGCCATCTTTGGCCTTGGCGGCTACCCCACCCATGCGTGCGCAGAAGCTAGCCTTGCGGCCCTTGTCTGCTTCTGTCTTGGGGCTAGGCGCGGGCGCTTTTAGATTGCTGCCGGTCGCGCGATTGTATTTCTCACGCCCTTTGGCCGTCAGCCCAGCGCCTTGGCTGGTGGGGCGCTTCTCGCCGCGTCCCACTGACAGGCTGACAGATTTCTTGGTCATGCGCCCATCCAGCCGGTTGCGCCTGCGGTGCGGTCGCTGTAGTGGCGACGGGGCATGGTTGCGCGGGGTTCGCGGGAGGCGACTGGAAATGCAAACGTCACCGCGATCGCATCGGCGGCGTCAGGAGAAGCTAGACCCCTGGCTTTCATATCCTTCTTGCTCTCCAAGAAGATCGTACCGCTTGAGTCGGGTTTGGTCTTCGGCCCGGTCAGATCCGCCTTCAGTTGCCTGTCTGGCGCGATCGACGCGGTTTTTAACCAGTCCCGCAGCGCACCCCACAGCTCAGCGCGCTTGTTACCCCACATCACTTGGTTCTTGGCTTTCCAGCCAAAGTTGACCCCACGCACCTTATACCGCTGTTCGACCAGCCGGTCAAGTATGCCGTACCCCAACCCACCCTCGTCAATCACCGTCAGCGTCGGTTTGTATTCCTCGATCGCGTCGATGACGTGCCCCACGGTCGTCATCGTATCATCACCCCGGTACCGCTTGATTGCGATGATGTCACGCCCTTGGCGCACCGCGATGACCGTCGAGTCACCGCCCGACCTGGCTGGGTCGATGCCGATCACAATTGGCGCTGTCTCGTCTTTGTGCTTGGGTCGGCCAAACGCTTGATCGACCAGCGCGGGTCCGATGAACTGGTCGTCGCCCGCGCTGGGGAATTCGCCGTACACCTCGACCTTGGCCTGTATCGAGTCTTCGCCGTACTCCGCAATTATCTGCTCGTAGACCTGCTTGTCGGTGTCCTCGACGTCGCGGGCGTCGATGTTTTCGGTCGACCAAAAGTCGCGCTTCGAGTTGAAGCACTCAAAGAAGTAGCCTTGGTTGCGGCGCGGATTGGAAAAGGCAAACCAGAACCTGTGCGGCGTGTTTTCTGTGAAGAAGCCGGCGGCCACTTGCCAGATCGAGTCTGGAATACCTGACGCCTCATCGAAGATCAAACACACGCCGTCCAGGTTGTGCAGACCGGCGTAAGCGTCCGGGTTTTCTTCCGACCACAGGCGTCCCTCGATTGACCAGAAGCGCGTGCCTTTCTTCAAGTCCCGTTCGACGATCTCCGCCAGCCACTTAGCCGGCGCGACCTTGGTTGCGCTGATTTCGAACCAATGGCTGTTGATCATCATTGCCAGCCACTTGGTAATCTCTGACCAGGTGATTGACCGGAGCTGCGCCTCACTGTTAGCCGACACAATCGTCGTCGAGCCTATGCGCGTGGAGAGCATCCACAGCACCAGCCAACTGACTAGCGCAGACTTACCGATCCCCCGGCCTGACGCGACCGCCAGCCGGAAGACGTTATAGTCAACTTTGCCGCCGTTGTCTTTGATGTGCTGCGTAATCTTTCGCAGCACCTGACGCTGCCACTTGCGCGGGCCTTTGTAGTTGGCTAGTGGCGTGCCGTGTTGCCCCCACGGAAACGCAAAGTTTACAAACGCTTCCGGGTCGTCTTTGATGCGCGGCTGCCAAAGCCGCGTCATCAAGAGCATTTCATCAGAGGCGTTGTAGATCGGCTGCTGCAAGTGTTGGCTCCAGTCGCTCTGTTACCTGCACGTCGATGACGCGCTGCTCTGCTTTCTCAAGCGCCGATATTACGCTGATCTGCTGCGCTACGTCGATCTGCACTTGTTGCTTAGCCACCCAATCGTGTCTGTGACGAAGGATCTCTAACGCCGCTTTGGTGTCGCCTGACATAGCTGCATCCATCATCACAGCCGCAAGCGCCCCTTCTGCGTCAGCGCGCCCCTTCTGCTCTGCCATCTCGGCGATGGGGTCCATCTCGCACAGACGCCGATACTCGGTCGGCAACATACCGGCTTTCAACGCCAGCGAGTCACCCTTTAGACCCAACTTGGCAGCCTCGTAGATGCGCTGCAAACGCGCCTCGGTCGCCTCTAGTTTGCGCGCGGTAAGCGGCAAGGATTGGAAGGTCATGGCCAGATGGTGTGCTGCAAATAGTGTTACAAGTAATTATAGCATTTTGCAAAAAAATTTGTGCAACCCCTCCGTTTTTGACCGGCCCGGTCGCCGGCCCCCACCGGGGGCTCTCACCCACGCGACCCCGAGCTGCCAGCGTTACGTTATCACGTCACATGGTGATACGTTATCACGTCACACGGATGTTACGTTATCACGTTACGCTGCTTTGGGTGCGTGGGCAGTGTGGGGTAGTGCCCCACGGATCGACAGGCGCTCACTTGGTGGCGCATGCCCTTCTGAATTGTGGGCAGCGTGGGGTAGCCCAAAAGCAAAGCGCTCATACGTTTTGCATGGGGTACCCCACACTGCCCGGGGCGGGGCGTGGGGCTGCGGGCGCCGAGTGTGGGGTGCTGTGGGGTAGTGCCCCGCCTATTGTTTATCTTACAATTCATATACCTGTATATATATACAGTATAACAGATAACACTTTATATCTAACATCTAATACCCCACACTACCCCGCTCGAGGGGCGCGCATCTAACCCCCAGCGCCCCGCGCCTCACCCCACAACACCCCGTAACGCAACTTGTCGCGCTCTGCTACACGTTTTGCGTGGGGTAGCAGAAAATGAAATAAACTTTGCAACACGGCTTGACAATGCAACAAAACGTGTTGCACAATGCACTCATGCGCTCGCGTGAGCGTGCTACCTGGAGCTGACACCATGAACACCTATAACGTCTTTTTTGAAGGAATTTTTTGGGGGTACGCCTGGGCGGATACCGCTTGGGAAGCTATCCAAAAAGTTGCCGGAGAGTATGCATACGACACAACCGGCGCTCGCGACTACCGCTGGACAGTAGATGTATTCGCCTAACCATCACCCGCGCGCCTACGGGCGCGCTCTTTCGGAGACTAACCATGTATCAAGTTCATCTATCACCCAAATCAGCTAATGCGAAAACCGGTCCGATCCCTGTATCGACCACGACGCGCGCAACTTGTCCGACCGATTGCGCCATGCGCAGCGCGTGTTATGCGTCGTCTGGTCCGCTCGCGCTGCACTGGTCTGCCGTATCGTCCGGCGCGCGCGGCACCGACTGGCAAACTTTCGTCGACGCGATCGCGCAACTGCCCGCCGGCCAATTGTGGCGTCACAACCAAGCGGGTGATCTACCGGGTGACGGCGCCACGGTCGATCCGGTCGCGCTGGGTCAACTCGTCGCTGCTAATCGCGGTCGTCGCGGGTTCACGTATTCGCACTATCGCGATCGCTCGTCCCTCAATTGGATCCGCCACGCCAATGAATGGGGGTTCACGGTCAACCTATCCGCGAACGATCTCGCCGACGCAGACACGCTCGCCGACACCGGCGCCGGTCCGGTCGTGTGCGTGCTGCCGTCTACCACGACCGAAAACACCCGCACATCCGCCGGACGTCGCGTCGTCGTCTGCCCTGCTACGCAACGCGACGACGTCAGCTGCGCGACGTGTCAACTATGCAGCCGGCAGCGTGACGTGATCGTCGGTTTCCCTGCTCACGGTTCGCGTAAACGTGTGATCGACATAAAACTTGGAGCGTAAAAAATGAAAATTCGGATTGTCTACAATCGTTTACTCGGCGCGTGGTTTGTCGTGCGCGGCCCGCATCAAACCCCGCTTGGCGGGCCGCACGCCACGCAATCAGCCGCGCTCGCGTGGTGCCGTTCGAGGGGAGCCTGACCATGCCCCAAAACTTCATCGAATGGGTTATTTTCATCGGCGCCGGTATCGCGTTCGGGCTTGTACTCTTTTTTGGACTATCAGCATGAAACGACACTATGGTGAGACCAAAGCGCAACGACAAGCGGACTATTGCGCGCGATTCTCTGATCTGCTATTGACCCGCGCGCCTCAACTATCGGGGCGCATAGAATGGCCGGCGGTCCTTCACTATTTCCATTCCGGCGCGCCATTGGCCGACGCGGTCGATCAATATTGCATGGCCCGCAACATCCTATGACCGCGGCAATCCTGATCGGCCTACTTGTCGCCGTGCTCGCGGTCGCCCTGCGACTCTAGCACCCTCAAAAACAACAAGGGCGCCTCACGGCGCCCTTTTTCATTTGACGGCGCGCAAGGCGCCACCACCCGGCGGGCGCTCACTCAACCTTCGCAGCTCAGCCTTGCCAAGCTCTGCAAGGTCAGGCGCGCAGTAGATGTGCCGTTTCGTGGGATGCTCGCGCGAGTGACACATCCCGCAATCCAACCACCCGCCCTCCGCGAGCGCGTGGAATAACGCGCTCACGGGAACCCGCGCTCCAGACGGCGCAAGGGCGCTCAGGCGCCCGCAAAGTTCCTGCCAAGGTGCAGACACCACACCCGAGGAAAACTCGCCTATGCGGCCCCTAATGAGTTCCAAAAGGTAGGATTCCACGGGTGACATGCCGGCTTCCGTCATCATCCGCTTGGCCTCGGTGACCATGGGCGTCGCGCCAGGTTCGAACGCCGAGACATCACGCGCGCGCAGCCACCCGGCCACGGTCTCACGTCCGCCGGCCATATACCACGCCCATAACGCTGTCGATTCCGCCTCGGTCATCCTCGGCGCTGACGTCCAGATGACAAACCAGCGCCGATCGTCACTAGGCAACGCGATCGGGATCCGCTCATTAGAGAACGCCACCACTAACAACCGATTTGCGCTCATGTAGGGCGCCAAATACTTGCGATTGACAGGCAGCACCTCAGGTGGCGCAGCGAGTAGCGGTTTCAATTGATTCTCAAGCGCGCGCCTATCCTTGGCCTCGGCCTGACGCAGCTCATTGACCACCAGCACTTCCGACTCGAGCGCATAGCCCCACGATGACGTCACTTCCTCGTTCCGCACCAGCGCCACGTTCCCCAAATCCTTGCCGCCGATCGCGTACAAAAACGGGGCAAAAAGCGAATCCTTACCGCATCCCGGCACGCCCGCAAACAGAATGCCGTGGTTGACCTTAACGCGCGGATGCTGAACCTTAAAGGCCAGCACAGTTAGTAAGTGCTCACGTTCTTTCGCGTCAGGCACCAGGCGCTCGACATGCGCCAACCAAGGCGACACGTCACCAGACCGGCCCTCGGGGCGCGCGTCACGCCAGCGGTTGCCAAATGCAAGACCGTCACGGGCGCAGATGATCGACTCACCCGCAGCGTAAGTAAGCCCCGCCAGCACCCGCGCGCCCATGGCCTGACGGTTCTCATCGAAGCTGATCGACGCCTCAACCCGGCGCTTCTTTGCGCCCGTGGCATGCACCGACCAGCACGTCACATGCCGGTACAGCGCGTTGAAGGTCTGGCGCATCAGCTCCCGGCGCTCGATCAGGTCAAAGTAGCAGTCACCATCAGCCACGTAGGCATATCGTTCAAACCACTCGGCCCGCTCAAGCCGCCCGGCCTCACGGCGCTCGACCTCGGCCACGACCGCCGCAGCGGCGTCGGGGTAATCCTCGGTCGGCGTAAGCTTGGCCAGCGTCGAGGACATGCGCTGCGTCAAAAGCTCGTCCCGCAGGCCAGGCGTGTGACGCGGGCCGCCCTGCTCAGCGACCCACTCAAGAAAGCGCGCGCTGTCCCAATCGCCACAATGGCCGTGGTAACAGCAATAGGCGCGCGTCAGGCCCAGATAACGGCCCTCGGGGTTGCCATCGCTGTGATCCGCGCTGTTAGGGCATACGACCCCAGCCCAGCCTTCAGGATTCGGGCGCGACAGCACCAGACCCTGCGCCGACAACCACGCCAGCACGTCATCAGCCCCATCGTCCGACAGGCGCACGGGCCGCACGCCCGCGCTATCGTCCGGCCCCGGGTCGACACCCAGCGCGGCGCAGAGGTCCGGCAGGCGGTAGACCCGCTCGGGGTGGAACTCGACGAGGCGCGCTTGAAAGCCGCCCTTGTCCGGCTTCAGGTTGACCGAGCCCGGCAAGCGGAAGTTCCGCACCGGATTGATCGCGCCAGGGTCACTGTAGCCGGCTTCGGCAATCGCGCGGATAGCGGCGCTGTACGCTGCTTTGGTCGGTTGATCCTCGGGGTCGAACGCGTAGCCCCACTGATACGATCCGGGCGACGTCTCCATGATCCACGTCGGCGGGACAGGCGAGGTCTTCGGTGCCTTGGTGGGCTCGCCCACGTCATCCAGCACCATCACCAGCACATAATCGACATTGGCCGCGCTCGCAGACGGGCGACCCTGCTCAAACCGATCAATGACAAAGCTGCCGGTGTTGCCGTACCAGGCGCCCTCACGCACCCGTGACAGGTCCGGCAACGATGCCGGCCATGACGCCTTCAAGGCGCCGTCAGCGTGGTACTGCAATTCGCCGTTTGCGTCACGGCGTGGTTTCTGGCGCACAAATAACGCTGTCTCGCCCTCTGGTGCGAGGTCGATGATATACTGCTCGAAATTCATAGCTTCTCCTGCGCCCGCCTGCCAGCGGGCGTTTTTATTTGCCGTATCGGGCCATGATCTTGGCCTCAACGGCGAGCGGCAACCCCACCGCCCAGTCGGGCGGGGTCACCATGATACGCTCAAGCTCGGCGCGCGCCTTCTCAGGTTCAGCCGTCTCGATAACGATCTCGTCATGCACGTGCGCCACCACGCCATCGCATTGACGCAGTGCAGCACGCAGAATGTCATGGGCGCTTGCCTGCGTCACATTCTCGCAAGCGAGCCCGCCCCATAAGCGCGCTCGCGGCCACTCGGTCGCGTCAGCCGCAGGCTTCCAGCTTGCCTTAGCATAGGTCAGGTGCTCGCCCTCGAACTTGGCAAACGGATAGCAGAGCACGCGCCCGCTGGGCAGCATGTACCAAAGATGCTGTTTGTCATAGAAATACGTCACGCGACCGGCGTTGAACTCATGGCCCGGATGACGCATGGCGGACATGTACGCGCGCTCGAGGTCTTGCCAGAACATCACCGCCCACGGGTTCGCACGGCGCCAGGCATCCACCATGCGGCGGCTCTCGGCTTCTGCCACGCGCACGCCGTAGGCGCGGCCCATCGCAGCAAACGCGCCGACGCTACCTCCGAAAGCTAGGGCGAGCTCCATCACTTTCCCTCGCTGCCTAAAATCGACCATTGTTGCGTCGTTGGCCTCGTAACCAGCCTTGATGGCCTCGTAACTGGCCCCAAACGCACTGGCGGCGTTGACGATGTACGGATCCAATTTGTTGCGATAGATGTCCAACTTCGCCTCGCCTTGAGGTGATGCAGACAACCAAGGATTTACCCGGCCCTCGATCGCGCTCCAGTCAGCGACGACAAACGAATGATCAGCGACAAGTGCCGGGCGCAGCATCGACTTCAGGGCGTCAGTGACCCGCTTTCCGAACCGAGGCACGACAGCGTGGCCTCGAACGAGGGCGTGTCGAAGTTCAGTGGGCTCTTTGGCGGATTTTCGTGGAAAGTTGTGGACCTGTGCGCCATAACTCGCAGCGCGGCCTGTCGCTGCGCCTCCAGCAAATACAAATGCGCCTCGTACGCGCTGATCTTCATCATCAGCCAGCGCCGCGAGGCGGCCAAACTTCGCAGTGCTCGACGCCCAGAGGTCGTCTGCGCATTGAATGACCTCGGCAACAGCGGGCGGTACCTCATCGGGATTCTCCATCGCCAACAAATTGGCGCGCACGGTCTTGTCAATCGAGTCTTTGTCTTTTGATCGGGCGAGCTTGCGGGCCTCCGGACCCAGCCGCTCCAGCACCCACTGGCGCATCTTAGGTGACCGCACGGACGTCACCGCGCCTTCGGTCAGTTCGACAACGCGCGCCTCGATCTCGACCCGCTCAGCCTCGCTGTAGCGCATAGCGGCGAGGCACAGCTCGACGTCGACCTTCACGCCTCGGTCGTTGATGCGCTCGTTGACGTGATAGTCGGCCAGCTCTTCAGGCGACAGGTCGCGCAAGCTCTTACTGATCGAGCGCATGGCGCGGACGTCCTGCTTGCAATACTCGAACAGCGCGGCCAAGTCGTCAGCGGTATGCTTGAACGGTGGCAGGCAGCACTTCCGCACGAGCGCAGCGCCCTTGTGATCCTTCTTCATGCTGGCGCCCGCGAACCGCCCGACGTCCTCAAGGCTACCAGGCGCACAGTTCGACCGCGCTTGTGCTGCGGTGCAGTAGAACTGCTCCAGCGCAGGCTCTGGCAGGTCAAGATCGGGGCAGAGCACGTACCAGAGAATCAGCCGGTCAAAGGCGGCGTTATGGACTCGTATTTGACCCTTGTTCGCAAAGTGATCGCTCACGCGCTGCGGAAACGGCTGGCCTGGCATCCATATATCTACTTCTTCATCGTCAAACGCATACGCCAGACACAATATTTCCGTTGATGCGTCTCTTGCATAGTTATATGGCCCTCGCGCCCTAAGATCGCAGCGGCTGCGCGTTTCGCTGTCAAGCCAAAGAATGCTCATACCTTACCTTAGTGTATTAAATGCCCGTCTTTCCGGGCTGTCAGCAGGCTCACGGTGCGGAGGAGACAGACAGTGGCACCGCGCCTGCTGCCGGTGTTAGACGCCACCGCCGGCTGGGCGTCACCACATCAAGCTGCTGCGCGACGACGACGGCGGGGCTGTTCGTCGGTTGTAGCTTCAGGCGCGGCCTCTTCGCCGTCCATCGACACCCACTCGACGATCTCAAAGACCGGCGTGTAGATGCGCCCATAGCTGCGATGCTGATAGTGATCTTTTTTCAGCACGATGATCGGCACCGGCTTGTCAGCATCTTTTTCAACTTGCGCTGCGATTGCCACAGCAAGTTGTTGCACGGCCCGCTTGCCGCCCACAGACGTGGTGGTGTAGCGGCACTCAAGGCCCGCGTCTTCGCCCGTCAGGCACTTCAGCATCAGCCCCACCTGCTGCTCCCAGCCCTTCTTCGCGCTTGGGGGCGCGGCGTCAAGCTCTGGCAGGGGTTGGGTCACAGACGACATCTTCTCGGCCAGCACCTCACCGTCGCCCCACGCGATGAAGCCGTGGACAAACGAGAAGGGGTTGACCGCCCAGCGGGCGTCGTCTTCAGCTTCGGTCTGATCTGCGCCATAGACCCAATGGCCGGTTTTGTCCATCTTGATGATAGCCGACGACATGGGCGCCACGGTTTCCAACGTGCGAAGGCTGGTGGCGAGCGTTTGAACAGCGGGAAGACCTGCTTGAGCGAACTTTACGAGATTAGACATGATTTTCACCTTTACATGAGTTTAGAGAGGGCCGACACAAGCGTCGACCCGATTGTGACCGCCGCAGGTCGGCTGTCAGCCTCCTCTGCAATGGTCAACCCTGATGATACCTGAGAGGTCAGCCCCTCCGGTAACTTAATCTTCTTCGCCTTCAGCGCCTTCTCGGCCTGCGCAGGCGACACGATCTCGGTAAAGCTGACGTCCGGCGCCAGCGCAGCAAGCGCAGCCAGCGCGGCCTTCTCGTCAGCCCACGTCCGATGGGCGCGCTTGTTCACGAGCTTCCAGCCTGGCACGGGCCGACCGGCCTCCAGCGCCTGCTGCGTGAGCTTGCGCACATCCGAGGCCCAATCCTCCAGATTCTGCGCGACGTCCATCCAATGGCCGATCTGCTCCGGTCCAATGCTGTCGATGGCCACCAACACCGCCCGCTCGGCAGCGCCGGTCTTCTTGGGGCAGATCGCCTTCGCTGGGCAGAACCGGCAGTGCTCGCCCTCGACAATCGGCGCGTCGGGCTCTTGCGCAAGTTTGACCGCACGCTTGAGATCCGCGCTGAACTCACGCAACCGACCGATGTCGATCATCCAGCGTCGGATGAACGGCGGCTGAATGATGACCAGCTCCACGTCGGTGCGGCCTTGCATTGACCAGTGACCGCTTTCAAGCGCCGCTGCGGCGTAGAACATTAGCTGGGCGTTCTCTTCGGCGTCGACCTGATAGTTGTCGCCGAACTTGAAGTCCATGACGAAGCCCTTGGTCTTGCTCAAGCACCCGATCACGTCAGCGGTGCCAAAGATCGTCTTGTCCCACGGGAACGCTAGGCGCGCCTCGACGTCGAACAGCGCTTCGGCCTTGGGGTCGAACTTGTCGTCGAACAGATCAAGCGCGTCCAGCACCTTCTCGTCGTCAATCGAGCGCGAGTCGATCCGCTCGTTCAACACTTCAGCCACCAGCTCATGCAGGCGCGTGCCCTCCCGCATGGCGTCATTCTCGACCTGCGGCGGCATCGTGGCGCTAAGCGCCACACTGCCGGGGCAGTTGATCACGCGCTCGGCGGTCGAGCCGCCTACGATTTTAGAATGGCTCATGGGTTCCTCGCATCAACGCGACCGCTCGTGCCGCGCGACCACAAGAATTCGACGCGAGGAACCGCACCCATCAGCATCAGCTCTTCAGCCGAGTAGCGCGTCACGTTGTGGCGCGGGTAGCCGGGGCCGACGAAGATGGCGTTGTTTCGGTAGTGCGGCACGTAGACGATACCGCGCAGTTCATACGCGGCCTGCTCGTATAGCGAGACTTGTTTGTTCTGGTCCATTGCGTTCACTTCAATCTCCTGGAGTTGACTAACGGAAACCGCATGGTATACCATTGCTTTGAAGTTTGCAACGGTCTAAACTTTGAAACATGTGGGAGATCAAAAATTTTAGAGCGCGACATAGAGAGATACCTGGTGCGCCGGGTGAAGGACATCGGTGGCGTGGCGTTCAAGTTCGTCTCGCCCTCAAACCGTGGCGTGGCGGACAGGTTGGTGGTGCTGCCGCAGGGCGTGGTGTGGTTTGTTGAGGTGAAGAAAGAAGGCGGTCGCCTGTCGACGCTCCAGAACATCTTCATCGCAGAGATGCAAAGACTACAGCAGAACGTGCGCGTGGTCTGGTCGAAGGAAGACGTGGATCAACTTATCAAGGAGATGGCCGAATGTCATCAGTAAAAGAACGAGCGTTTGAACAAGCGATTAAAACGCTTACCGCATTGAACTGCCAATTTGCTGTCATAACGCCAGACGGCGTACGGCATGGAACATTGGAAATTGCCTCAACTAAAACACGCACTTACACGTACCCGCGCGGCACATTTCTTAAGTACGTTAAGCCCATAATTGAGCATGTAAAAGTTGGCGACGTAGTGTCTGTTCCAGGCGGCGAGTTTTCTTTAGATCAGCTACAAGGCGCAGTGTGCAACATCGCGTCAAATCTGTGGGGTCGCGGAAATTATACGACCTCCAAAGTCGATGATGCTGTTGAACTGTTGCGACTTGCGTAAGGAGATGACGGAATGAGCTACGAAGAACAGCGAGCAATTTTGATTCAGTACCTGCAAGTGATGATCGCACGGTGCGACTGGCATGGCGTCGCGGACGTGGCGATGGACTTGCGCGAGATGGAAGCCGAACAGCGCGGTGCGAAATGAACCGAGACGACATCCTGAAGATCGCTGCTGAGGCCGGAGCGTTTTGGGAGCTATCGGAGACGCCAGAAAAGGATCTGGCCTTTCTGATGCGCGTTGTAGAGCGTGTTGCAGCCTACGAGCGTGATCGATGCATCCTGATGCTGGAGCGCCTGCACGAGCGGTCTGGTGGCCAGCACAATCAGTATCTGTACGCAGCCAAAGTGCTGAAGGGGGAGATATGAAATTCTTCTGCGTGATGCTAAAGCGCCAATTGGTGACACCGCGCGGTTACACAAACGTCATCGTGACTCGCTCTCTCGGGCGAGCGAGATATTTTGCAAAACGACTGCCGCGAAAATATCGGCAGATTGATGTACGCGATGGGCGTCGGAAGTATGTGCTTGCATGGAGTTGGCTATGACTGAACTGTTTTTCTACGGGTGGGCAGTCGGCATTCTCACTGGCTATGTGATCTGGGCACCGGAGACGCGGTTCAAGCGGAACTTCGTTGACGGGTTGACGTTGCGGTTTTTGTGGAGGAACAAATGAGCGCACTAAAACCTGTAGACATCCCCAACCAATACAAAGAATCTGCGCACGAAGTTTTGCAAGAGGCGATGGACGAGAACCCGGACACGGTGGTCGTGTTGTTGTTCTGGAAAGCTCAGAATCAATTCATGATCAAAACATCTATGCAGCAAGACAGGTTGAGTTTGATCGGTGCGATTGAAGAGGCGAAGGCGAAGGTTATTAAGGATGGGTACGCATCATGAGTGGCGATCACAACATGAATCAGAAGCCGGTGGCGTGGTTTCATGCGGAAAAATACAAGACGCATTTCACCACCGATCCCAGCGAAGACATGATTGGGAAGTATTGGCAACCGCTCTACACCGCACCGCGCGAATGGGTCGAACTGACGGACGACGAAGCGCGCGCTCTAGTCAATCGAGCGACTTTCGGCGATAGAACCAACTGGCAGGCGCTGGTTTACATGGTCGATGCAAAGCTGAAAGAAAAAAATGCGGCTTAGACCTTACCAAGACGAGGCCGCAGACTTCCTGTTCGCCAACGACCGCGCGATGATCCTCGCGTGGGTCGGCGCGGGCAAGACCGCGACCGCGCTCACGGCCATGAAGGCGATGCTCGACGAGCGGCACGCTCGGCGCTTTCTTGTGCTCGCGCCGCTGCGGGTCGCGCAGTCGGTCTGGCCGGCAGAAGCCGCGCTCTGGGCGCTAGGTCTTGAGATCGCGGTCGCCGTCGGCTCGCCCGGTCAACGGGCGCGAGCGCTCGCGTCCAGCGCGCCAGTGGTTGTCACTAACTACGACAACCTGCAATGGCTGTCGGAACAGAAGCTCGACTTTGACGCGGTTGTGTTCGACGAGCTGACACGGCTCAAGAACCCGTCAGGCAAACGGTTCAAGGCGCTGCACAAGGTCATCGAGCCCATGCAGATCCGCTGGGGGCTGACCGGCAGCTTCACGTCCAACGGCCTCGAAGACGTCTTCGGTCAGTGCAAGATCGTCGACCAGCAAATGCTGGGCCGCAGCAAGGGCGCCTTCTTGCAGCAATACTTTCACTGCGTCAACCGCGACTTCGGCGACTACGTGCCGCTACCAGGCGCGCTTGAGGCGGTCATGCAGCGCATCCGTCCGTGGACGTACGTGCTGGAGTCGCATGAGTACCGCGACACGCTACCGCCGCTGCACACGTTACCGATCAAGCTCCAGATGTCGATGGAGCCCTACAAGACGCTCAAACGCGAGATGGCACTCATCTACCCCAACGCCGAGGTCATCGCCGCCAACGCCGCGGCGGTGACGTCCAAGCTCCAACAGATGAGCGCGGGGTTTGTCTACGACACGGCCCGACAAACCGTCTGGCTATCTGACCACAAGCTCGATGCGGTTGCGGACCTGCACGCCGAGAACCAGCGAGCACCCATGCTGGTCTGGTATCAGTTCAAGGCCGAGCTGGCTGGGCTACAGGCGCGCTTTCCGCGCTTGCAGACGCTCACCAACGACGACTCGATTGCGCGGTGGAACGCGGGGCAGATCGAGATGCTGGCGGTTCACCCTGCGTCAGCAGGCCACGGGCTCAACCTGCAAGGGCAATCCCGCATGGTGTGGATGTCGTTGCCGTGGTCGCTGGAGCTTTACGAACAAGCGGTCGGTCGGCTGCACCGAGGCGGTCAGCGCCATGACGTGCTGAACTACGTGCTCACGACCGAAGGCACGGTGGATGAAACGATTTGGAAGGCTTTACATGAGAAACGAGAGGTATCTGATATGGCACTAGAGGCGCTCAAATGAACCGATGGACTGAACAGCTAAAGGCCGCTCGGGCCGAGGCGCGCATACGGCAGCGGGAGTTCAACGCCGCCCAACGCGCGCTCAACCGGGTGCTTGCGGAGATTGCAAAACTGGAGAAACGAATTGAACTGGCGCGAACTGCAACGAAGGCTTAATCAACTAACGGAGAGCGAACTATGGCAACTGATCGAAGCGGAACTGGCAGGCAAGAAGCGTGTGTCTTTGATCGAGCGGATGCACATGCGGGCGGCAGCATTACGTACTACCCGAGAGAGGCTGGATCTCTTGAAACGTGCGACGCAATCTACGCCGTAGGCGTGGCGACCGACGTGCAGAAGACGTGGCGCCGGTACGGTTGGGTGCCGCCGTCGGAACTTCCCGAGTACCATGACAAGTGGGCACGCGCCCAACAACCCACACGCATATCGGAGGTCGGACGTGGTTGATTACAGCGAAGGCTATCTAAACTTGAAGCAGATTGTGGACGAGATTTGGGAGGCAATGATGGCTAACGATCCCACTCGCGCACGTGACCTGTGCGCAGCGGTCGTCGTCGAGGCTCGGATGTTGCGCCATCAGATTGGAATCCAGCATGACAGCAGCAACCAAAGTTGAGCAGTTTCTGCGCAGTCGCAAAACGCCCGTGACGTCAAAGCAGATTCAGAACTACTTTCTCTACAGTCGTACAACCGTCAACAAGGCACTCAATGATCTCGAACAAGCAGGCAAAATCGCGCGCACCCAACAGCGCACCTGGCACATCTGTCGCATGGCCGTTCCCCCGCCAGCCGCTCCCGCACCAGCCGAACAGCGTGCCACCTACGACCGACCGATGCTCAACTCGTACCCGCACGCACGCGGATATGATGACTGAACTGGGAGAAGCTAAATGGTAGACATGGTGAACCACCCGCCGCACTACACACGCGGCGGCGTGGAATGCATCGACGCGCTTGCGTCAGCGACCGCAGGGCTGGAAGGGCTTGATGCGGTCTGCACCGCCAACGCCATCAAATACCTGTGGCGCTGGAAACAGAAAAACGGCGTTGAGGACTTGCGGAAGGCTCAGTGGTATATCAGCAAGCTCATTGAGACATCTGTAGTGCCGCAGCCCGACCTTCTTCGACGCGCCGTGCCCAGCCCCGACCAAACGTGGGCCAAGTGGGTAGCGTCTGAAGATAGACAAGACGATTGTCTTGGAACTTGTTGATGACGTCAGACGCCGGCATGGCAGCGACGGCCTTGAGGGTCATGGGGCCGATCGCGCCGTCCGGCGTTGCACCGATTGCTTCTTGCAGGAGCTTGGCCGCGCGGCCTGGGCCTGAGTTGATGGCGGTATCGAAGACCACGTAGTCGAC